TTCTCTTCGAACGACAGTGCAATGTGCAGATGGGGTGATCCATCCAGGTGTGTCTCCGAGGCGATGACACACCACTCCATCGGAGGGTAATGGGCTGTCAGGTTGTTGTGCACTTGCTGGCGGCTCAAACTGCACTGGGGGAAGGTCAGGAACCATTTCTTGCCTTGCAATCGCGAGGTGCATCTCTTCGTCGGTAGGCTCGGTCCAGTAGGGCTGGGTGGCGCTGAGGTCGTCGAGGAAGGAGAGGTCGTAGTCGTCGAAGGCGTCTGAGGCGTGTCCATCCATATGATGTCTGGTCCACTGGTCTGGGTGGCACTGGTAATATTAGAGTGCCACCTGGACCACGACGCTTTTATGCAGGTTGTCCGCGTCCTGCAACGCGGCGACAAGAATCAAAGGATTGGATGCCTTCCTTTGATTGTGTGTGGGGCTGCCGCCCCCCACGCCCCCGCTATCGGGGAGGGCCCCGAACCCCCAGCCCGGCACGCGGGGTCTCCCGCAGCTGGCTGGCGGCACCCCGCTCCTAAAGCCCACCCCCCACCCGGCCGGGCATGGCACATGCGCTCCGCGCATAGCTGGCTGGCACGTGGCCCCCGGGGCCACAGCTGGCGGAAAATGCCCCAGCCGCATTTTCCCATGGGGCTCCGCCCCATAGCTGGCTGGCAAACGTGCTAATGGTGTGTGAGATACTGGGAGATTCCCGTAGGGTGTGCTCGCACGGTTTGCGGTTACACCGCCAAACCGGCTCCGCGCTGACTCTGGACTGTGGTTGTCATGGTAACTGTTGCCATGGTAACTGTGTCTAGGTAACGGTTGCTTGGTTTCTATTTTTGGATTGGAATGGCGGGTAAATAGGGTTATATGGTTACGGTTGTCAGGGTTAAATCTGACAGATGAATTTTGGAGATTCAGTTGTAGAAAAACCACCGAAGAAAAGAATCACACCTCAAAAGGTCAAATGGCCCGCGCAAGTGTCAGAACAACAACATTCGGACGATCTCGCAGAGCTCAAGCGGCAAGTCGGGCTGTTAGCAGGGCGCGTTCTCTGCTTAGAGCAAGAAACGCAAGAGCTGTGTCAGGCATTCTCCGAACTGGAGGATTCAGAGGACCCTGGAACGGACGAGGAGCAGCAGAACTGAAATACAAGGACGATACTCTCACAACAAACGTCCCCACTACAGGAACAATCAATCTCATCAGCGGAGTCGCTGCTGGTACCGACGTCCAACAAAGAGTTGGCAGAAAAATGACAATGAAATCTATCTTGCTGAGATACTTCATCAACCCGGTCTCAACCGCAACAGCACCCTCAGGTGATGTCGTCAGGGTGATGCTAGTGTACGATACTCAAACAAATGGTGCATTACCCCTGGTGGCAGATATCCTGCAAAATGTCACAGTTCAGAGTCCGATGAATCTGAACAACAGAGATCGTTTCAAGGTCTTGTACGATCACTGGGTGAGCATGAACGCAAACCTGTACACCGCTGGTGCACTCACAGCAGGTTCTCCTGGAACCAAGTTCTACAAAACTTTCAAAAGTTTCAGTCTGGACACAATCTTCTCCGGAACAGCCGCAACGATCGGATCGATCGCAACTGGTGCAATCTACATTGTCACAGTAGGCGCTGCAAACAACGCTTCAAACTTCGCTGGGGAAACACGAATTCGTTTTATTGATAACTAGGGAAATAAATTGATCATGGTTTTAACTTCAACTATTTTGAATCGAGTGATGAGGGGTTCCAACATGCATGCTTCGTACAGATTGGGATAGTTCTGTGGTAGAGTGAAGTTGCTGAGCACTATCACAGGGAGGTTATCTCTCTTCAAGATCTGGCCTCCCTTCTTCTTGAGGTAACATGTCTGACCATCTAGGAGCTGGTTCATCCACTGCATTGTCTTCTTGTTGGTGAACTCATCGAGAACGATCAGATCGTAGATCCCATCTTCGTATTGATCGCAGAACTCTCCATCGTCACGTGGCACATAGTATATGTTGAGGTACTCTTCCAGTTTTCTGATCATGGAGCTCTTACCAAGTTTGGGAGGACCGTGTATGTACAACTGGTCCTGCCTGAAGTCACGTGGTTCCTTGATGTTGAGGTTAAGCCAACATGCAATCCGCATTTCGCTTTTTGTTTTTAAGGCCCCTATATCTTCGGTCGAGAACTTGGCCCACGGCTTCTTGTTCTCTCTTTCTTTTCTTCTGGCTATCCAGTTCGCATATTCTTCGCATTTCCTCTTGTGTTGCAACAGAAATCCAGGATTGATTTCGTTCAGCTGTACTAGGGTTTTCCCAGATTGTAACTCCTTGGCCATTGTCGTGAAGACTCCGCATTTCTTGGCCAAAATCGCTTTCACATCGATGCCAAAAGCATCGTATTCCCCCCCCTTGGTCACATAGGCAATACATTTTAGTTGGTTCTTCATGGGTTGTATGTTGGGATGTTTTTCTCCAACCCTGTCGAAATAGCTCATATCTGTCGTACGCAGTTTCTCTTCGAACGACAGTGCAATGTGCAGATGGGGTGATCCATCCAGGTGTGTCTCCGAGGCGATGACACACCACTCCATCGGAGGGTAATGGGCTGTCAGGTTGTTGTGCACTTGCTGGC